GAATTAGAAGATGTTGTCATTGATGATGATGGCAAAATAATAAACAACAAAGGTGAAGAAATTCATCTAAAAAGAAACGAGGACGAATGAATATAACTTATCGAGTTATGCCACATGAGTACAACTACTTAGTAGTTACTACTCCTGTGTTGAAACATCTTAATGATGTTGCAGTTAAAGAAGGGTACAACAGAACTATATTAAAAGGTTTCTTTGACCCTACTGCTTCTATTGAAGATAGTATAGAACAATCGGATAGGGTAGCAATACCTGATTATCCTGTAAGTTGTGTAATGGCTTTACCCCATTATCACAAAAGAGGTGTATTAACAATGCCTCATGTGAGAACACAATGGTCTGTTCCAACTATCAGCGTAGAAGATTATTTATCAGTTGCAGGAACTACGTTTAGTGTAGCTGAGAAAGAGTTTGAAGTTAAGTGGGTACAGGTATCTTTAGATATTCAAGGTAATACTTGGGAAAACCTACCTACTATCAGACCTTATGCTTGGTTAGATGTGCCTGAAGAAATCAGGTGGGAAGAAAACATATTAGACGAAGCAGAAGAAAAATTCTCAGGAGATGCTAATGCAACTATTGAGGATATAGAAAGTTTTCTTGCAGAAAGCGAGAAAGACTTCATGACTAATTTAGGTAATGAAGAAGAAGAATAAGGAAAGGATAATATTATGGAGTGTTGGGAAAAATTCCAAAACGTAATAGGCATATCAGATAGGGTTTTACTATACGGTGTGCCAGGCACAGGTAAGACTTACCAAGCAGTTAAGTCTAAAGTGCAGAAGAATAAGGAAGTATATAGTACGACCTTAACAATAGATAGTTCAGCTACAGAATTAGTTGGACATTATATACCAAATGCCAATGGAACATTTGATTGGAACGATGGCGTAGGTATCAAGGCTTGGAGAGAGGGTACAAGACTTGTTATCAATGAGATAGACCACGCGGGTCCTGATGTTATGTCAGTACTGCATGCTATCCTTGATGACCAAGAGATTGCTAGATTTACTCTACCAAACCAAGACAAAGAAACTGTTATGCCTGCTAAAGGATTTCAAGTTGTAGCTACCATGAATGGTAAGCCAACTGATTTACCATTAGCTTTAGCTGATAGGTTTACTGTCAAGATAAATATTGATGAAGTACACCCATCTGCAATAGAGCAACTACCTGAAGAATATCAAGGTGCTTACTCTGAAAACTTAACAGATAACGATATACCAATGTCTATAAGAGCTTGGAAACAATTTGGAAAGCTCGTTGATAATGGTATAAGTATACAAGACGCTGCGAGAATTGTCTTTACGAGTGACGATGCAGAGTGCGTGATAGACAGCTTAGAGTTACAAGATGTTTAAGAACAGGTCAAAAGCTATTAATAAAGGTAAGAGATTACCTTTATTAGGCTTGGCTTTGAAAGATAGAGAGTGGACAGTAGACGAAGGTGCTGTTCATTATACAGATATTAAAAATAAAGTAGCTTACTTTAATCAAAGGTTTAAAGACCCTAAGATAGAAACTGCTTTATCTGTCATAGAAGCCAAGTATTGTGACACACGTGTATTAAAAGATGTTAAACATCTTGAAAATAAATACATACCTTTAGCTATGAGAATGTCTGCATATTGGTATTATCAGAAAAAACTCAGAGCTGATGGACACATGGCTAGTAAGTATCGTAGTCTTGTTTATACCCTTACAAGTGATATGACAGGGCTATGCGAAAGTAACCAAAGTTTCATGGTGAATGAAATATTAAGAAGAGGTAGTGCTTATGACATTGCTGTAATGTTAATACAAAATCCTCACACGTGTTTAGATACATATTACTTTGCACGTAGAGATTTAGGTAGAGCAGTTGCAAAAGAACTAGCACGTATAAATCCTATGTCAGATGAAAGAGACCCTATGTTTCAAGCTGATGTTCAATTTCTTACAGTAAGGTTACATGATATCATTGCAGTAGTATCTAGTGCATGGTATCAGATACATAGTACTAGAGCAGATGCAAAGGTTGTTACTAATAAAAAGTTAAAACAAGTAGCACAATATCTTTATGACGAACTTGAAAATCGCAAGTTTGATTTCACTTTACCTAGTGAAAAGTATGAGCAACTAAATCAAGATAGTTGGATAGATGATAAAGGTGTACTAGCTGAGAGTACTGAACATATTAATAGAAGCATTGCTAATACTATTAAAGATAGTTACGAACGTGATAATGCTATTAGTAAATGGGGTAATATGGAAATTAAAAACTATCCATTTCTTGAACAACTACCTATAAAGATTAGAGGCAGGAGTAAAAAATATTCAGATAGAGGTGTGTCGCCAAGAGCAATGCACAGACATACTACTGATAGAAAAGTATTTACTGCACCTGCTAAACGTAAGGGTGGTACTGTTCTCATAGATGTTAGTGGCTCTATGTCATTATCAAATTATGAGATAGAAGAATTAGTTAGGTTATTACCTGCTTCAACTATTGCTATGTATAGTGGTAATACAAATGGTACACCTAATGATATACATGGTGCGTTACACATACTAGCCCAAGATGGTAAGTGGGTTAGAGATATACCTGAACATGACGGAGAAAATATAATAGATGGACCCGCGATAGATTGGTTAGGTAAAATGCCTTTCCCAAGATTACTTGTATCTGATATGCAAGTATCAGGTATAGGTTGGAATAAAGCAACAGATGAGTATGGTCATGCAATATTTGATGCAGAATTTACATTAGAAGCTATAAATAAAGTAGCTAACTATAAAATAATTCCTATTGCTAATGTTCAAACTGCAATAGAATGGGTCGAGGCTTAGTGTGATACTAGGTTTTTCCCCTTATAATATACGTACTATAAGATAGCACCTAGTATTACTAAGGAGGTTCGCACGTTAGCCGAAAGGCTATGCGCAAGTAGTCGCGTGCGCGCCTCCTTTTTTTTGTCTTTATACGCGCGTGTATTTTACTTAAAAAAATTTGTCTTCATACGCGCGTGTATAGATTTCTATTTATTTATTTAGGTTGTTGCATATTTATGGAAACTTTGTATTATATATACTAGATGAGTTTAGATTATGAACAACTTCTTAATAGTGTTATTGCCGATACAGGCAAGTGGTACGAAAATCCCCCTGAAGATGTCAAGAAATTTTTAGTTGGCGTGGAAGAATTACTTAAAAAAGGTAAGCACGTCAATGGTGCTAAGATATCTGAGATAATTAATGAACAATTATCTTTTAATGTTTCAGATACAAGCGTAAGGTCATGGATAAAAGAAACAAAGAAGAAATATCAGAACTCTTAGCAGAGGTTACTGACGGTAAGTATGCTGAATTAAAAGCAACTAACGAACGTTTGCTAAAGAAGATAGATAGATTAAAGGATAAGAACGCTGATGTCATTGAGGCTGTCTATCATGGTATCAAAGACGGAATACAATCTTTAGACTTACCCCCTGTAAAAGCACCACCAAAGTCTAGGAAAACTTCAGGCGAAGAAATATGCGTGCCATTGCTATCTGATATTCAATTAGCTAAGACTACACCTGATTATGATACAGCAACAGCAGAAGAAAGAGTTGTTAGATACGCACATAAAATCTCTGAATTGGCAAGACTTCAAAGACATTCACACCCTGTAAAGAAATGTGCAGTATTAGCTTTAGGTGACATAGTAGAAGGAGAATTAATATTTCCTGGACAATCCCACATGATTGATGCAAGTTTATACAGACAGGTTACAGTTGATGGTCCACGTATACTACATAAATTTCTATCTATATTATTAACAGAGTTTGAAGAAGTAGAAGTCTATTGGGTTATTGGTAATCATGGTGCATTAGGTGGTAGAAGTCGTAAAGATTATAACCCTGAAACTAACGCAGATAGAATGCTTGGAAGAATATTAAAGATGATGTTTGCTAGTGAGCCACGTATAAAGTTTATAGTTCCTGATGGTGGTAATGAAAGAAATTGGTATTTAGTAGCTGACTTAGGTGTTAAAGCTAAGTTCATGTGTTTTCATGGAGACCAAATAAGAGGACATGCAGGCATACCGTGGTATGGATATAACAAAAAAATCTTAGGTTGGAAATCTTTAGCAGCTAATGGACTAATGGAAGACTTTACACACGCTGTGTGTGGACATTATCACACACCAACAACTATGTATATCAATGATACACGTGTATGGGTCAATGGTTCTACTGAAAGTTATAATACTTTTGCCCAAGAACAGCTAGCAAGTATGGGTAGACCCTCACAATTTTGTTTATTTGTTAAGCCAAACAAAGGCGTAACAGCAGAATACTTGGTACAACTAGAGGAGTAACATGGCTAGCAACATATGTTATTATTGTGGGAAACATCTCAGAATAAAACAGGCGGCACTAATATGCGCTAATGTTTTATGTCCGATGTTTCAAGAAACACAATATTTTTTGTCAGAGATTAATGATAAAATAAACAAATAGTATAATATATATATAGGCGATATGAGACAGGAGGTAAGAAATGAATCAAGAGACTCATAAAAAACTAATTAAAGATTTTCCTAAGAGTGTAGTAAAACCTGCACCCAAAGGTAAATTTGGCGACTACGTTCCACACCACATATACACACAACGACTTGTTGATGTGATACCAGGTGGTTATGACTTCACTTATGAAGTTGTTAGAGCTAAAGATAACTCTATCATTGGTGCGAAATGTAAACTATATATTAAATCAACAGAACAAACAATAGAAGAAGTTGGTGATGTTGATATGAACGCAGTAAAAAGAAATATAACAGAGAGTGAAATATTAAAGCTCGCTGTATCTGATGGTATTAAAAGATGTTGCATGAGACTAGGCATAGGACTAGAGCTATGGACAGGTGGTACCACAGAAGAAGAACATTACGCAGATAATACAGAGGCGCGTAAAACCTCTGAATCGGCAACAAAAAGTATTAAGGCTAAAGAAGATGTTGTTTCACCGCCTGTCTCGACATCTTCTGATAGCCCAGTAGATACACTAAAGGAAGCTAACTTTACTGCTGACAAAAGTAAAATGATGCATCCTAATGGTTCTATTGCTATGGATGACCTAGGTTTATGGTGTCCTTGTGGTTCTAAATCACAAGTTAAATTCTATACTACAGAAGAAAAAAGTAAGCCAAGAAGTCCTGACTTTAGATGTCAAGCAATGGGTCAATGTACAGCAGGTGATACAGTAGACGGTAAAGTGTTTGCTAAATCATGGTGGATGGATAGTAAAGATACACCTAAGTGTTGGCAAGATTGGGCTGCAGCAAAGAATGGTATAAAGCTACCTAACATGGCTGAAATCCCTGAAGGTGATTTACCTTTTTAATTTAACCTAGACAGAAGCCGAGGAAGAAAGGATAAAAACCTCGGCTTTGCCCATAAAATAATTACTTAGTAATTTGTTTTTTAGCGTATGTCTTAACTACTGCTAACGCAGCGCCACCGCCTGCAAGTGCTGCTAGCTGAATTGTTTCAGCCTCTACACCTACCAACGGAGCAACAGTTAAAGCACCGATAAAGGCTTCAATGAATGTCCAAGCTGTTCGCTCTAACATATCTTTTAAGTCTTCACTCATCTTATACTCCCATGCTTCGTTCCATGGCGTCCACACTACATCCTTCTTGAATGTACCATCGGATTTTCTTGCTCTTTTTAGTTTTTCAAACATTAGTTTATTAACCTTCCTTTCAACATAGCATTGTTAACTAATACATTGCCGTTTATTTCTTCTAGTTTTTCGTATACTGTTTCTGCTAAGACAACGTGGTCTTTAGATTTGTTATCTACTGCAGGCTTACCTGCTAATAACTTGTCAATAGTTGTGTATTCAATACTAACTTTCTTACCTTGTAGTAATTGATTTGCAACTTTCGAATACATTTTCTTATAAGCAACAGCACTTGAACCAATGAACCCATCGTCAGCTATATCTAAATCTTGTTGAGTTTCTCCTACGATTAGACAACCTGATGTATGTTCATCAGTATTACCTGTATGAATTAAGATATAAGTAAAGTTAGGTACATCTTGTATGTGCAACATACCATAGTGTGCGTTCTTATATCTTTCAGAATACTTGGCATGAAAACCACCAGTCTTTCTAAACTCTATATCATATGTACCTTCAGGTATACATGTTTCATGCATTACTTTTACTGCTTGGTATTGGTCTTCCAATGTATAACATTCAAAGATACCATCAATAAACAACAAACCATTTGTTGCATCTTTTCCGAATTGAGTTCTTACTACTTGTAACTTCATTCGTCTCCTTTCTTACAACCGCAAGATTGACTACACTTTCTATCGGCTAACATTCTTCTTAGTTCCCTTGTCTTTTCTAAATCCTATGGTTAATAACCATATAATTAAAGTTATTAAAGTCGCAAGACCAGTTACTTGCTGCGCTGAACCTGTAAGGGTAAGCGTAGCAATAACTAAACCAACTAAAGTCCAACTGAGATTCAAAGTTTCTTTGATTATCTCAATGAACCAAGACCATATCCTCTTGAACATTATGATTTCCTCATTATAAATGCTGCCATACTAGCTATTCTAGTCAAAATTACAGGAACTACCACCTCTTGTGCTTTTTCTTTTTGGTCTGATGTCATGTCATCACCAATATTATCAATGGTTATTTCTTGTATGTTATCTAAATCTACAAAAGTTTCTATTGGATTCTCTAAAAATTCTTCATACTGTACTTCTGTAACAACATCAGCAAGAGTATAGTTTTCTACATCTTTATTTTCTACAGCTCTTTCAACATATTCTTCTACTGCTTCAGCTACTATCTCATCTTCTTTAATAGCTTCAGCAATAATCTCAACGTCTTCTGTTTCTACTTGTAATACTTCAGCAACAACTTCAACTTGTTCTTCAGTTAGTTCTTCTATCTCTTCTATAGCTTCTTCGACTACTGCCTGTACTACCGCCTGTGTTTCCTCTGTGGCTTCGGATAGATTTTGTACACCAATATCATTAACTTCTTCTATTACCTCGATAACTTCTTCGGTTTCAAGCTCTTGTACAAACTCTTGTATTGCTTCTTCTTTAGCTTCCTCATACTCTTCTACCTCCTCTTCTGTATATTCTTCTAACTCTTCTTCAGTAACTTCAGGTATATCAACAACGATAATATCTTCTATTACTTCTTCTAACTCTGCAACTTCTTCTTCAACCATCTCTTCAGAAAGAATTTCTTCTCCACTTTCTGCATTGAATATATCAAGTACTTCGAATACAGTTTCTTCAATAGGTTCTTCGTCTTCCAATATCTCAATGACATCAACAAATATTTCTTCTTCAATTTCTTTTTCAATAAGTTCATCTTGTACTTCCTTTAAGTCTTCTAACACATCCTCTTCTTTAGGAGGAAACAAATCGTTATCTATAAATATATCTATTAAGTTTATATCTTCTTCAATTATAATAATTTCAGTTTCAAATTCTTCTAGTTCTTCAATGTATTCTTCAATTTCAATATAGGTTTCAATAAATTCTTCTGCTTCCTCTTTAGTTTCAAATTCATATATCTCCAATTCTTCTGTAAGTTCAAGGGCTTTAGCATCAATCTCCATTTGTCTTTCAAGTTCTTCATCTTCATATTCATCTGCCACAATGAGTACCATATCATCATCTTCAAAAAACTCTTCTCCGATTTCTTCTTCAATGTCATATAGTTCTAAATCTCCACGTTCTATTTGTTCATCAGTAAGAGCTACACCATAAAGTTCTTCATTAGCTGCACGCTCCTG